GCCGCCGCTCGTGAGCAACAACGACACGATCGCCGACGACTGGTCCCCCACCCGAAAGATCAGACTGGTGTAGTTCGCCTCGTTCGTCGGATCGGCGCCGGTATCCAGTTTTCTCAGGCGGTTGATGCCGTCCGCCCACCAGAACTCTTTGCCGATGACCGTGAACGCCAGCGCCGTAAAGGTAGCCATCGGCGTGTAGGTCGTGCCGCTCGACGTCCACTGCGCCACGTTGGCACCCTGCAGCGCGACGAAGGCCCGCTGCACGCCGTCGAAATTGGACGTGAAGACGCACACGTCGATGATCTTCTGGCCCGCACCGAAGTCCTTGGCAACCGACCAGGTGTCGGCGCCCGCGGCCTTCTGCAGCACGTAGCGCCCATTCGCCGCATACAGCGTGGTACCCAGCTCGAAGAACTTGTTGACGCCGTTGCTCGCGTCGACCGTGCCCGGCAGATAGGTGTTGATCTCAGGTCCGAGCATCCACGGCCAGACCGAGCAGTCGACCGCGTTCGCCGCGATATACCGCTGGTCGTCCCACTTCTCTTGAATCGCCAGGCCCAGGCCGAGCGTGAGTTGCTGGAACGGCTCTTCGCGATCGTTGGTCGGGTTGTCACCCGCGTAGGAATAGTCCGGCGGCGCGACCTGCTGGATGCCCTGCGTCTCGACCGACACCAGCGCCGGCTGCCCCGGTTGCTGCGAGCCAATGAGAAAGCCCGTGCCGCCAATGATCACATCGAACGGATACGGACGTCTTTTCTTGTAGATGGACACTAGCCAAACACCCGCACCGCGGGACCGAAGCTGCGCTGACGGTACAGCTTCTTTTGCGGCAGGTCCGCCACGAGATGCTCGCGCACCAGGTCGTTGAATGCCGCCACCGCCGACGCCTGGTCCCTGATCAGCCGCTGGTTTGCCGCCGGCTCAAGCAGGTGCCCGAACTGGCGCCAGCCGGCGACCAGTGCGGCCGCCGCTGCCCAGCCCGCTTCGATCGGCACCTCGTCGGTATCCAGGCTCAGCCCTGCCTGCTCACCGTAGACCCCACCCGCGGCACGACAGTGGTCGAACGCACGCTTCAGCACCCGCAGGTAGATCAGGTCGCCCGTGTTGAAGGTCCTGCTGCCGGTGTTCAGGTAGAAGTACCCGCCGTCGCGTTCGACCTGGCCGAAGATCCTACGCTCGAAGGGGTCTTGCAGGTTGCGATCCTCGCCCGCGGCCAGCATCCCCACCTGGAGGACGTCGCCGCTATCGATCAGCCACGGTGCGACCGCGTACAGATCGTGCCTGGTCGTCAGAATGGTCGGAATGCACGCGACCTCGACGACGAGCCAGCAGTGACGTATGCCCTCATTCAGGAGTCTCGTCGTGGTCGGAGAGTCAAACGGGCCGAGCACCTCGAAGCGTTCGCCGATGCCGTTGAGCCCGCTGCCCTCGATATCCTGGTAGATGTACTGCTCGAGGTCGAAGTAGGTGAAGGCTTCCATGAAGCCGTACGTCGTCCCAAGCGCATCCGAGTACGGCGCGATCGCCCACGGAATATCGGGCGTGATGGTGCCCGTCGACGGGTCGTAGCTCATCACGTACCGATTGCGATCAATCTGCTGCGTCGCGTTCGGGCGGTACAGCGGGCGGTCGATCAACTGGTCCTGCTGCGGAATGCCCGACATGATCGGGTACACCGTGCACACCAGTTTGGTTTCGTCCGAGCCGCCCATTGCGCGCACGTCGTAGGACTCCGGGCCGATAAACGGACCCGCTTCCTGGGCAAAGCGCGAGCGGCACTGCTGCAAACTCACCATCAGACGGGCTCCAGTGCGGGTGCGCTCAGCGCGGGCGACGGCTCGAGGAGCGGCGCGGGCGTGACGGTCACGGCGAGCTCCAGCGGCGGCGCGCTACCCGCCATACGTCAAGTCCTCGAGCGAATTCGGCACGAGTGCCTTCAGCGTCTGCCAGTCATCGGGCAACGTCAGGGTGACCACGGTGCCCGATGGCAATCGCGCGCTCACGATCAGCTTGCCCGTATGCACCCAGGTGCCGTCCGTCTGCTGGCCGCCGACCAGCGTGTACTCAGACGTGGACATCGGTCACCTTCCGCCCAGGTCGCTTGATCACGATGCTGGCCCGTACCCCACCCTGCGCGGCACGGTTGTCCCGCCGTCCACAGGCCGCCTCAATCGCCACGTACGCGCGCCGGTAGTCCCGCTCATCCGTCAGGCCGAGCTCGCGCATGGCCTCTTCGCGCGGCAGGCCGAGCCACCACTCGCCGTCGACCACGTCGGGCGTGCTGGCGTCCCCGATCGTCGGGTCGCCATCCAGGCAGTAGCCGTCGCGCTCGATCTTGATATCTCTGACCGCGCCCTCGAGCAGCCGGCACGTCGTCTGGACCTCGTCCCAGGTCTGGCAAAACCGCACGTTGCGCTCGCCGTAGGTCAGCCGGAAAAAGCCTGAACCGAAGACACAGTCAGGACGATGCGCTGTGCTGACCGACAGGTCCTCGATCATGCGGGAATCTCGTCGCCCTCATCCTCAGGCTCAGCAGGCGGGGGTGCCGACATCGCCGCCGCATTGGCGATCGACGCTCGAGCCGCGGCGATCCACGCGGTACGGAACGGGTCGCTCAGCCCGTCCCATACTGGCAGCTCGTCGCCGGTCGCCAGCGACTTGCCGCCCGTGTTCATGCAGTACGCGTCATACGCCACCTGGCCGAGCCGCTCGTCCTCGTCCTGCTCCTGCATGGTCATGACGTGGTAAATGTCCCGTCCGCCGAGTAGGTCGTGATGCCGTTGGCGACCGCGGTGATGCGGTAGTGGTACAGCGTGGCGCTGGTTAGACCGCTCAGCGGCTTGGTCTGCGGCCCGACGCCCGAGCCCTGCGTATTCGTCGAGCCGTACGCCGTCGTGGTGCCATAGTCGATCCAGTTCAGCGCCTGCTGCGACAGGGTGAAGTTGATTGTTGCACCCGACACCGTCAGGCCCGTCACCGAGATGGCCGTGATCGCCGCCGCGAGCGCTACCGTCGTTGACCCATTCGGGGCAACCGCTGTCGACGCGCCGGCGTCAGTCGGCCAGCCACCGGGCTTCGCCGTACCTGGCGGTTCGTTGCCGCGGTAATCAACCGGCGTATGCGTCCAGAGCCCGCCCGCGGCGCCGACCTGCGAGCCGATCGCCGCACCATTGAGCGGCATGGCTTACTCCTTCGCCTCGTGCGCCTTGTGCGCCTTCGGTGCAGGCTCCTCGTCGTCAGCCTTCGCAGACCGCGCTGACCGCGTCGCGCCGCCCGCCTGCGCTTCCTGGAAGGCCGCCCAATCGTCGATGGTCTGCTCGCCGGTGATGGTGCAGCCCTCGCGCAGATGCTGCTCGGCCGCCGCCGCCGGCCCGATGAACGACTCGAGCCCGTCCGGTCGGGTGTACGTGAAGTACAGCGTGCTGGGCGGCGTCACGTACGGCCCGTTCTCGTGGACCATGTTCGCCTGGGCGATGTAATCGACGGGTGTCTCGCTCATGATCGACCCCTCCTGCGAGCTTCATCGATCGGATCTTTGCCGGTGCCCTGGATGGTGGTTGCGCGTGCGTCCGGCGCGTCCAGCTTGCGCTGCAAGCCTTCCAGCGACTCGTCGGTCTGCACGTCGCGCAGCAAGCTCGGCAACGGCTCGTCCTTGAACTTCGGCTCGAGCACACGCACCATGCCGCCCTTCGCCCGAATCGCAAGGATCGTCTGCTCGAGCTCGTCGGTCGTCTGGCTGTCGATCGAGTCGGTATCGATCAGCGTCCCGAGCGTCGGATCTTTGGTGTCCGCCTTGCGAATGGCGTTGATCAGCTTGGCCCGCTTGCGCTGCTCGGCAATGACCTTCGGACGCTCGATGCGCTCCCACTCCTCAACCTCGGACATCTGCTCGCCGCGGGCAGCGGTGTCGGCGAGCAGATGGAAGCCCAGGTCGGAATACAGCGCGCGGTTCTGCGGGTCCGACTGGAGTTGGACGATGTCGCCGTCGGGTTTGGCGTACCAGCGCAGCGGGTAGTTGTAGTTCTGCCCGCGCCTGAGCGGGATGTCAGTCCGCCCAAGCGTCTTATCGACCATCCGGTCGATGAACGTTTCGGTTGCCATGCCAGAGCCTAGCTGGCGCCGCGGGCGTACACCCCGAACGTTGGCCGCATCATCTGGTGGCCGTAGATCTCTTCGACCGCGAGCTTCCACGTGAAGACGTCGATGTCGTAGAAGATGTGGGACTTGGGCGTCCTCTGCAGGATCAGCGCGAGGGCCTCGCGATGGAAGATGAAGTTGTTGGCCTGACCCGCGGACGGCTTCACCAGGTTGGTGGTGATCCCCAGGTTGAGCCCGTACATGTCGCCGAGCTGCCCGTCCTTCGACGGCAGGTTGTTGTTGCCGATGTAGAGCGCGTTGCTCCACCGGTCGAGTGCGAGCTTCGCCACCTTCTCTGCCGGTGACATGAGAAAGAAGCGATCGGTCTGCGGCGCATCGGCATTGTCCAGGAGCTGCACCGCGGACAGCACGTTCGCGTCCGACAGCGCCGTGCCGAGCGTGCCGACGGTCTGGGTGAAGCCGGCCACGTCGACCGCCAGCGCCGTGTCGATGTCGCGCGCGAGCGCGTAGCCGAGCTTCTGCTGGTACTCGTTCTGCACATCGACAATGGCTTGCACCTTGACGATGTCCTCGATACCAAGCGCCGCGTAGCTCCAGATGTTGAGCGTGATCGTGGTCGCCGTTTCCGCCACCGTCTCATAGACGATCGCGGTATTTTCGGCCTTGGCTCGAGCAGCCAGGTTGCCAATGCTCGACACCTTGACCGTCTTGCCCACGCTCGCGTCGTTCTCGAACCCGCGGTTCACGCTCTTGGCGAAGAGCAGGTTCGACTCGGTCGCGCGCAATACCTGCTTCGACCAGATGTCGGGCGAGAACACGCCGTCCGAGATCGTCTTATCGACGAATTCCGTTACACCAGTAGCCACGAGCTACCCCCTACTGTCTATGAACGGGGATGCCGCGCGTACTTCTGTGCCGCACCCCTGGTTTCGGTCGGCCGTTCTCATCGAACAGCGCGTCATACTCTCGCAGCGACATGGCGGCGATCTGTTCGTCTGTCACTTCGCGGACGCGACCGGGGGTGCCTGAGTCGCGCTCGGGGACAGGCTCGTCACCATTGATCTCGCTCATGATCGATTTCCGCAATGCAGACTCGCGCTTTTGAGACTCGAGCTTGACTGCCTTGTCGACGATGGCTGCCATGTATTCTGCCACGCCCTCGGCGTAGCCCTTGCCGGCGCCGAAGGTCTGCCCCGCGATCTCCTTCTGGATCGCTTCGGGCAGCGTTTTCTGGAACTGCACGACGCCGTCCATGAAGGGCGCCGCGGCCTGAGCGGCTTGCTGCGCCGCGATTGGGCCCTGGAGCTCGCGTTGGGTGATCTCGCCCAGCGTGTACAGGTCGTTGTTGGCCGCCGCCTCGAGCTTCGCCCGTTCCGCGGCTTGCTGCTCTTGCCTGGCCTGCATCGTCCTGAGACGACGCTCGGCCACGTTGCCGATCAGCCCTGAGAAGACGTCGTCCTTCTCGAGCTGGTCGTACGGCACGTTCTTGAGAATCGAACGCAGCGCTTCGGTCGGGTCTTTCGCATCGCGCACCTGGTCGAACCAGGACAGGTCCTGCTCGGGTGCCGCGTCGGGCGTGGGCTCGGCACCGTCAGACTCGGACGGCCCGCGTGAGTCTGACGGCGCCTCGCTCTCCGGCGAAGGAGATTCAGCAGGCTGCGGGGCGGCACGACCGCGACCTCGAGGAGGCGGTGGCGCCGGCTCCGCGGGCGTGTCGTCGACCAGGTCGGGGTGGACGTTGTTGTCCCAATCGCCAGGCACTTATTTCTTGCCCTTCGCCGCGGCTTGCCGTTTGACCGAATACGCAATCGCCACGGCTTGCTTCACCGGTTTGCCAGACTTGACCTCGGCCCGAATGTTGGACTTGAAGGCCGCGGGACTGGTGCTCTTCTTCAGTGGCATCGCTCAGCCCCTCCGAATGGTGCCCATCGTGTTGGGCGCATTGAACTGCGGGAGCGTTTGTTTGATCTGCGCCAGGCTATCGGTCGGATCGAGCCCGTATTTCTCTTGCATCGACTGCAGGATCAGGTTCTGCGTCGTCGGCGTCGACCTGAGGAAACTGGCGCTGTCGATCTTGTTCGGCGTCGGCGTGGAATCGAGCCAGGACTGCGCGGTCGTGGCGTTCGCCTGCGGCGACTTGATGTCGTCGATCATCTGCTGCAGGTAGCCCATACCGCCCTGCGTATTGCCACCCGCCGTCCCGACGCCCGTCACCGTATTCGGCGCCGAGAAGCCCGCGGTCGGTAGGCCCTGCAGCACGCGACCCGCCTGGCCGATGACCTGCGCCTGGCGGAAGGGGTTGGCCTGGAGTGCCGCCGCGGCGGTGATCGCGCCCATCTGCTGGGTGTACGCCTGCTGCTGCCCGGCCAGCGTGGTCTGCCCCGCCTGCGGCATGTTGACACCCGCCTGACCTGCCTGACCCGGTACGCCGGGCTGGTAGTACTGGCCGTACAAGGTCGCGAGATCCTTGGCCTGGTTGAAGTACTGGCCCTGGGCGGCGAGCGTCTCCTGCGCGCCCTGGTTGCCGCCATAGCCATACGCCGTCAGCGGTGGCTGGCCCTGCGCCGCGCGGGACTGGTTGATCGCCGCGTTCGTCGCGCTGGTCCACGCCTGCAGCGCCATGTTCGGGTCGCCGAAGCGCTGCAAGTACGCCTGCTGGGTCCCCTGGTCCTGCTGGAAGAAGCTCGATCCATCATTGGCAACACCGGGCGGCAGCACCGGCTGCGGCGCCTGATACATGCCTGTCACGCCAGACTGCGCGATGGCGGAGTTCTGCGCCGCGGTGTTCAGGTTGCTGTAGCCGGTCAGCCCTTGAATGGTTTGCTGCGGCATGCCCGTCGGCGGCGCCGACGCGAGCTGCATGAACTGCTGGTACGGGATGGTCGTGGCGTTGTTCTGAAAACCGCGCTGCGTGGCCTCCTGCAAGCCCATGCGCTGGATCTGCCCGCTCGGGGTGACCATCGCGTACTGCGTGCCGTTGACCCCGCTCGGATCGGCGGTCTGCACCCACGTACCGGGCGAGTACTGCGACTGCGTCGGCGCGGCAAAGGTGCCCGTCAGCCCCGCATTGGTCGCGGCG